GGGAACAATCCAACAAGGAATCGCCTTATGCTGCTTTCAACCGTAGATTCATATTCTTTACGGTATTGATGCTAGTGGTGTTCTATGTAACCGTACCTGTATTCCTAGACATTCAAACAGCAGTACCTATTGTTCACGAGGGCTTTAGTTTTCTTGGCTTTCAGATAACTGCTGATGTGATTGAATATCAGATGGTTAGTGGGTTAGTAAAATATGACGAAGTGTTTGCTTGGTGTGCGATGATACTGGAGTTTTATGTAGGTTCACAAGTGGCTAAAGGATAACATAGGTTATTATTATGATTAAAGTAAACTTCGGAACTAAGGAAAACCCAGTATGGCGTGCTGTGCAACATATACTTAAAAAAGGAAAACAAGTATTATGAATAAATGTTCAATAACAGCGTTTATTATAGGTATTACGATAACTGTATCAAGTTTAGCCTTTTTTGGACAGATGTTTCAGATGCCAAGTAAGGCGTTTCAGATGGGTAGTCAGATGGTAATGCCTCAGCAACAACCTAAATGTGATTGTAAGTGTAACTAGTTAATCTTCATTGTCCTAAATAGTCCTTAGTAATAGTCTGCTCATTTCATCAAAGTAATTCCTGCCGTACATCATCTTAGTAACACTCTTATGAGAGTCTAATACCAAAGGTGCTTCAACTTTAGACCCACCAAGATTGTGTTGCTTATTATAATTGGGTTGTTTTGATAATCGTTTTATATCAGTAATTCCGTTTGATAATCTATTACGACAAGTACATAGTGGAACACCGTATTTGTTTGAGACTTGCCTTGCTGTTTGTGTAGTTCCGTCAGACAGTGTGTATTCCTTGCACTTGTAAGTACGCTTAGGTCTATTAGCACCAACAACTCTAAATACAGAAACAGGGTCAGTGTACTTCTCAAGTCTGCAACGAGCAGATGGTGTTGACATATGTAATTTCTTGGCTAACTCGCCTGGTGTTATTTCAGTGCCATCGTCTAGCGTGTACACTTTTTGTTTTCTATTATCTCCCATTAGAACAATACTCCTTGCTTTGTACGACATAACCCAAAAAATTATAACTTTGCCAAACAGGGGTTACTCTGCCTAACTCAGTAAGTTCGTTAATAAGTTCAGACTCGGTTTTGCAAAACATAGAAACAGACAACTGATTATCTTTGTCTAGTATCTCCGAGTCGGTAAAATTCTCTCTCTTTTTCTGTATGTGCATTCTATGTAAAAGAGTCTGTAATCGTGTGTCGTCCAAATACACCTTTTCTGCCACTAAAAATATCGAACCTTTGTCGATGTGTCTCTTTATTGCTTTAAGGGTTTTCTGACGCTTAATTGAGCCTAGAAACTGCAAAAAGAACATACTTGATATTACACCTACATCAGCAAGTTCGTTTAATACGTCTTCACAGTCTCCGACTATGTGTTTGAAACCATCAAATGTTTTCATGTTCACTTTGTCGATTCCAATATATTTACAATTATCAACCTTTGGAAGATTGTTTAGAAACCGACCTGTAGAACAACCTAAATCAACAGTTACACTGTCGGGCTGTGAGAACTCTTTAGCAATATGAGAAAATATGCAGTCTAAAGATTTGTAATTAGGGATAGACAGGTTGATGTGTTGGTCAAACTCTTCTTGTTCTTCAAAATTAAATGGGTCAATATTATTCATTGTCAATTTCGTCCTGTACCATTTGTATTCTAGTTCCAAGCCATTCCATTACATTTATTGCCATAGAACGCCCACAAGCCTCATATCTTTTTGATACAGGGCATTCTTCTTTAGGCTTTCCTCTGTACGGAATCTGTGTGTAGTTGTCGGGAAAACCTTGCAACCTCTCACATTCTAAAGGCGTTAATCTTCTAATAACATTATTACGTGGCACAGCACCTTCCAAAAAGACACATGGTTGTCTATTGCCACCTGTCATCGCTGTCAGAGTGGGAGAGCGCTCTTCTTTTTGTATTCTTGGCGCACCACCGTCAGGTGAACGCTGTTCAAAACATAATACTGTAGGCTTATCATTTGCTGTTAATGTGTAAGACGCACCATCTTGTTTAAATCCACTACCATTAGATTTAGTGTGGGAGGTCTGAATCGCTATAGGGTCTGTTACCAAGTCTGTAGGTGATTTGTAATCACGAGCGGCGATTGTAGATGCTACATTGTCTTGAACATATTTATCGCTTCTGACAATGCGGTGAGTAGTTTTTTCGGTATTTGTTTTCCCCTTAGTTCTGCGCGGCGGAGAATACCCCGACATTGCTTCTCGGTCAAATAGAACCTTTGCGGGATTTCTCCAATCTCCAAGATATCCGACAACGAACACACGCCTTCGTCTTTGAGGCACGGCTCTGTTATGTCGTTGTGTTCTGATGTACTGAGCGTCAAGAACCCTGTAGGAGAACCCATACCCGCATTCTGCCAACCCGCCAAGGAAACTTCCAAAATCCCTTCCTTTGTTCGAGGACAAAACTCCGGGTACGTTTTCCCAAAGTACCCATTGTGGTTTAACTCTATCAACCAACTTAATAAACTCAAGTGCGAGGTTTCCACGGTCATCCTCGAATCCTTTTCTAAGCCCTGCAATACTGAAACTCGCACAGGGAGTTCCTCCAACGATGAGGGAAACAGGTCGTTTGAAATCATCTTTTTTTATCTCCGTAAAATCCCCGAAATTATTTACATCGGGGTAATGGTAATTTAGTACAGCAGAGCGAAACTCATCTATCTCAGACAACCCTTCGCATTTCCATCCCAAAGGTTTCCATGCAACAGATACAGCGTCTATTCCACTACATATAGATAGGTAGTTCATCCTACTCATCCCTCGCTTTCGGATTCCAAGATGGATGCCACCGCTTATAGAATGATTTAGTCCAAACGGTTCGTAGTTGATTCAAGTCCTTGCACAAGATGGTAACAAACATTCTTTCGTCTTCACCAAACTCATCGGTACATGAATCCACGCTGACTACACGCCAAGCCTCGAATCCATGCCACCACCAAGTAGTTCCTATTTCGGGTTGGTTCATGATGCCACCTTCGCTCTACGTTTAGCATTGTTCTCAAGTCTCACCTGCTCGTTCTCTTCAGCAAACCATTCTGCGATGACCGAATCTTTAAGTTGTTCAGTGGTCATGCCTGTGGTGTTGCTTAGAACTTTGAGGTGTCTAGGTCTAACAACCAATGTGTGATAGAAAGCCTCTCTCTCGTTTTTAAATTCAAAGACATATCCATCGCCTTCGTATTTGAAATCTTTTAATGGTACTTGGTTCATTTTTATCTCCGTTTTATTATTAAAGTGTGGGGCTTTCGCCCCGTTTGGTTATGCTACTAATTCAAAGTCGTTGTCAGTAAGAACATACTCAGCACCTTGCTCGTCAATAAGTATGTCGCCTGTTGAGATTGAAGAACCTTTGAAAGTGCGCTCACCGATGTTTCCGTTTCTGTAAGCATCCCACATTGTTTCGCCTTCAACAAAACCTTCGCAAACTCTAAACCAACGATTATTCTTTTTTGTTAATTCAACCGAACCATCCCAAGTCATCTTGTCATAGTCACTGTATTCAGAACTCATACGGTCTCTGAAATTTTCGATTAAATCCCAATCCATTTGTTTTACTTTGTATTCCATTTTTATCTCCGTTTAATTTAAAAGTACCGAACCGTTCCTCGATTCGATAAAGACATTGTACACTATACAATACAAGAAGTCAAGCATTATTTACAAATTAAAAGGGTATCGTATCTCCAAACACATCGTCATCGGTCGCAACAGGTGCTATTGGTTCTTGTGCTACTTGAGGAGCGTTATTTGTGTTTGGCGCTACACTAGGATTGTTATTGGAGTCTGACCTACTATCTAGCATCTGTAAAACACCCCCAAATCCCGACAAAACGACTTCAGTGGTGTATTGGTCTTGTCCTTCCTTATTTTGCCACTTACGGGTCTTTAACGCACCCTCGACATAAACCTTAGAACCTTTGTGTAGGTACTGCTGTGATATTTCAGCCAACTTACCGAATATGACAACTCTATGCCACTCAGTTTTCTCTTTCTTTTCACCTGTCGTTTTGTCTGTCCAAGACTCTGATGTTGCTATTGCAAGGTTTGCTATTGCATTACCGTTAGTTGCGTATTTAACTTCAGGCTCTCTGCCTAAGTTTCCTATTAGTATTACTTTATTTATTCCTGACATAATTGTCTCCTTTTTGGTTTAAAAGTGGTCACTTACGCACTCGGCTGTGACCTTACCGTTCTATAACTCCACAGAGGATGTGTTTCTGTGGAAGAAGGTGCGCTCTCCCTAAGTTACTTAATTTAAAGAGTCCGTATCGTGGACAAACCGCACTTTTCACCTTTAATTATCGAGGAATGGAGATTAAACTTGAGGAGATTATTCTAATTACCCCGACTGTCCAATATAGGTAGTGACACCCGACAGTTCTTTTATTATAACTTACTCATCAGGTGATAACTTACGCAATCCCTCTTTGATGACTACTTGTTCAGAACTGTCAAACGCCTTCCAAATATCGTTCTTTTGACGTGAGGTTAGTTCATTCCAAAGTTGTTTAATCCCATCAAAGTCTGACTCGCCCACAACCTCTTTCAGAGCGTGTACATATTCATCGCGCTCACCGTTTTCCCAAACAGGAATATCGGGTAAGTCTTCACCTGCATAGATGTATAAGCCCAAACCATGACGAGCAATACATTTAGTGATAGAACGTTGTATAGACGTGTTCACATTCATCGAAGTGATACTATCCATAGGTATTGACTTGTTCTTAAAGTCTAAGACAGGCAGGTACTCAATATGCTCAAGACCTTCTATCGTTACACTTGTCTTCACCCAAGCACTCTTACCATCATGGTGGTACAACCAACCATCTTCATTCTCATAGACATGGTAGTTTGCTTCGGGGTATTTTTTCTTAACCTCTGACCAAGCCCAAGCCCACGACAGGTAAGTTAGTTGACCCTTCTGCTCTGTGTGTTCGTTTACGTTTACTTTGTTTAGTGTGTTAAATACGTTCATCAGTCATCTCCTAATATTAAATATAAAACAAAGGCTTGATAAAGGATAGCCACTCCTACTAATACTTCAAACATCATAACCCCCACCTGTATCTTGCAACGTTACAGTTCTCACCAAATCGGTTATGAACCTTCTTACGGTTGCTGATAATATTATGACCTTGTTTCCTTAGTCTAAAAATACAAGCAGATAACCTATAGATGCCTAACTCTTTCCATGCCTCTAATGGGTCAATCTCGTTGTTGTCTTTTAAATAATCTAATAATCTTTCGTCTTGTGTCATTTCAATCTCCGTTTTAATGTAAAAAGTTTTGTAGTTCTTCGTAAACAAACTGAGAGTCATCATTAACTTTGTCTAACTCTTCGTCTGTCAGCCTAACCCCTGTGTCCTTGAACTCTGCCTCTATAATGAAGGAGTCCTCAAATTCGGGGTATTGGTTGCTATCCCAATCCATATCAATTACCGTAATGTTCTTGAAGTTAATGCTCATTTGCCAAACCCCAAACTATCTATTAAATCATCAATCTGCTCTTTAGGATTTCCGAAAGCCTTGTCAATTTCTTGAGCGTATTGCTCAGTCTGCATGTAATCTTTCATGTCGGGTTCTTGGTCTTGAACGTGAGCGTTATTCTCTTGGTTATCAATATCTAAGTCGCTAAAATATCCCATGTTAAATCTCCCATCCGTATTCATCAAGCAACATTGCTGACAGTTCTTTGTGAAAGTCGTAGTCGATTTGGTCATAGTCATCTGAGTAATGAAAGTCAGATTTCAGAGACATAAGTTTGATGCAAGTCGCAATTAGTAGAATAACCTTAACTTCCACCTCGCTAATAGGTGTGTCATCTAGGTAATGCTCAAATGATTGTTTGTCCTCTTCGATTGAACTGTAGAACTCGCTAAGTGCTGTGTCGTAACAAGCCTCGTATCGTGTTTGGAAGTGGTCAGCCTCTTCGTGTTCTCTGTTAGTCATTCTGCTCATTTTGTATCTCCTATTTTATTTTAAAGTATCAACTCTTTGTTCTGTTGATAATGCAATTATACTTGCATACAATACAATATGCAAGTATTTATTAATTTAATTATTTAAGCCGTTTAAATGTCTAAGCGCCATATCTAAGCCAAGAATCTCTTTCTGAAACGGCTCTTGGTCTTTAACATATACAGACTTACTAAGTTTGACAATGGCTTTTTCTCTATCACCTTCTAATTGTTTTATTAATTTAATTGTGTTCATTTTGAATCTCCTAATAAGTGGGGCTTTCGCCCCTTTGGTTAAAAGTTAGTGTTTGGGTTTGTTTGCGCTTGGTTCTCAACATAAGCACAAGTTAAGCCGAAGTGTCTAGGTGCGCCACAACCATCGTAATCATCTTCATGGAACATAACACCTTTCTTTTCTAGTGAAGATAAGTAACCACCTACTTGTGATTCTGTAAGGTTAGGGAAGAAAGAGAAAACTTTTGGTAAAACCCAAGTAGTTCCATTGTCATGAGTTAAGTCACTCCAAGTTTCACAACCTGTCCAATTCTCTTTAGCAAATGTGTTTACAAAGTTCTGTTCGTTTTTTGTTAGTGTGTTCATTTTGTATCTCCGTTTTATTTAAAGGTTTAACTCAATTTCATAATCAAGTTACTGCGTATTGTACAGTAGGTGATACTAGGTGTCAACAACTAAATGCAAATAAACACTATTTTTTTTACTCCAGTGTTGTTTTTTCTTCCCAGTGTTGTTTTTTCTTCATTTGCCCTCTTTATTTTAGACATAACTATCCCACTTCTACTCTTGTGGTAAGTGCCGTATTAGCGGTCTTAATCACATAAACCAAAGTCACGGTCTAAGAGTATCAGTTATCGAGCCGACCATGTTTGGTGGTCAACCCTCTATCTTCTTGGTCATTTCATTCCAAGCCAACTAACAAGGACTTACAAAACATTATGTTAGTATCGGTGGTTATTACAACTTACCACTGCGACCTAGTTGACAAGTGGGCAGTCATTGCTAGGATTTATATTTCTATTGCTTCTTTGAGTTGTGGTCAAATTTAAAATTAAACACCATTGCAGTGTCTTGACCAAAGTGAATACTATAGGTTATAATAGCACTCAGGTGGTCGCATCACCTAATTCAAGCCCTCGATTGATTATAGTCTTTCGGGGGTTTTTTATTGAATAATGAAAATATCATACACTAATTGAAATCGTGGTTATTCTTTTTTTTAATATTCTCTATCTGTGGTGCTTTAAAAAAGGGATTTTATCCCTCAGAGGAACGAAGTGACGAGCCTTACCTAGAGAGAAGGTTGGGTGCTTCAGCACCGACCCAACAAACGAAGTGCGTTAGTTAGAGTGATAATGTTGAATCTTATACAAACTAATGTGTGGTAGATGATATAATATGTACTTAATTCAATAACAAACTACTATTATGCCAAAAGAGAAGGTTTACAAAGATGTTGATAAAACAGTTTACTTTAACTCTATTACAGATGAACTAAGACGAATAGGATTAACACAAGAGAAGACAGCAGAACTATTAGGTATTACTCGTAGTGGATTAATTCATCGTATCAATCAAGACAAGCCTTCTATTCATTGGCAAGTTTACGGATTGAGTCAATACTTTGAATATGATAATCTTGATGAGCGTGATTTATAATTAAAAGGAGAAGTTTATGTGGTGGGGTCACAATAAAAAGCAATGTGTTACAGCGTTAGTTGGTGTTAAAGAGTTACTAGACAGAATTAGTTATATGAACGACAGAGCAGTTAGACAACATACGTGTGAATCAGCAAAAGAGATTATTGATAATTTACTCAGAGAGAAGGACAAAGACAAGTGAGACATGATTACGAACACCAAGTACAAAAAGCGATATGTCAGTACCTAGATATGAGAAAGGTGTGTTATTTTGCAATACCTAATGGTGGTCAACGTAATAAGATTGTAGCATCTAAGTTAAAGTCTGAAGGTGTCAAAGCAGGAGTTCCTGATATATGTATTGTCTATGATGGTCAGGCATACTTCTTGGAAGTTAAAAAACCTAAGACATTAGACAGTGGCAAAGGCAGTTTAAGTAAGAACCAAAAGGTTATGATTGAACGAATTAAAGAAGCAGGTGGTGAAGTAGCAGTAGTTTATTCAGTAGCAGACGTTATTGAAGCTCTAATTGATTGGCAGATAAATGTCCTCTAAGATAACTAAAAGCGCTAGAGGTCAGTCATGTACTATTCGATTAGATGGGTGTTATGGTGGCGTACAAAATGAAACAGTTGTTTTGGCACATCTTAATGGTGGTGGTATGGGCGCTAAGTGTCTTGATATCCATGGTGCTTATTGTTGTCATTCTTGTCATGATATTCTTGATGGGCGTGTACAATCTGATTATTCATCGGAATTTCTACTATTGAGCCACCTAATGGGTATGAAAAGAACACAAGAGATTTTAGTTAGTAAGGGGTTAATGTGAGTAAAGATATGTATTATAAATGTGATGATTGTGGAAAGAAGTTTGAGTTTGATGACACTTGTTTCCTTGGAAATATTGAAAGAATGGAAGACGAAGAGTGTGACCCTATGATGGATTTAGATTGTTATTGTAGTGATTGTGTAGGTAAGCATGAAACGAATCATTGAACGTAAAAAAGAGAAACGACATATTATTGAAACAATGATAGTTAGTCACTTCAGTCAGTTCCCTGATTCTGATAAGGCAATCATCGAGATAAAAGATGATAAAGACTCTCGCTCAGTAAAGCAGAACAGACTGTATTGGGAGTGGATTAACGTCATAGGTAATGAATTGGGCTATACTAAAGACGAGACACACATACTGTTCAGAGACAAGTTTCTAGGTTACAATGAACTGACGACAAAGAAAGGTGCAACAATAAAAGAACTAAAAAGCACTACTAAGTTGAAGGTGGGCGAGATGAAGGACTACTTAGAGCAGATAGATATATTTGTTAGTGAGTATGGCATTATGTTGCCTAGACCTGAAGATTTGTATTTAGAATCAATGGGTTACAAGAAATGAGCGTACATAAACACTCAGATGCAATACACGCTTGGGCTGAAGGATTCCCAATACAGAAGTTCGTACTACCTTGTTGTGTAAACAGAAGAGAAGAAGGTGAGTGGAAAGAATGCAAGTGTCCTATGTGGCTTGATGAAAATGAATACAGAGTAAAACCAAAGGATAAGATTTGGGAAGATGATTAACAAGTTAAAGAAAATCAATCTAAACGATTATAATCCCGAAGAATTTGTAGAGTTGTATGTCTGTGCTTTAATGCTAATGGCAGAAGACTCTTCAATCAATGACGCACACGAAGGCGTTGAATTAATGAGAGAGCAGTTAGACTTCGAGTTAATGCCTGTTCCACCTCACAAGGAGTTACACTAATGACAGCTAAGAAAACAGATAACTTCCTTCCACTAGGGAGACCCACTAAATACAATGAAGAAATGCAGGCTAAAGCAGATGAATATCTTGCAACTTATACCGATGACAGTGTAGTTCCAAGCGTAGCAGGACTGTCTTTATATATTGATATTCCTGATAGCACTATCTATGATTGGAAGGCTAAACATCCTGAATTTACGGGTACGTTAGGCAGAATAAAGAAGAAACAAGAGGCAGAATTGCTTAACAAAGGGCTTACAAGTGAGTTTAATGCAACGATTGTTAAGTTAATGCTACACAACCATGGCTACAGTGATAAGGTCGAACAAGACTTAAAATCAAGCGATGGCTCAATGAAACCTACAGTGATTGAATTAGTGGCTAAGAGTGAGTAAAGCACAGATTGAGTTACCACCTAAGTTAGTTCCTGTCTTTGAGGGTGAAGCAAGATACAGAATAGCATACGGTGGACGTGGTTCAGGCAAGACAAGAACCTTTGCACTAATGACTGCTGTTATGGGTTATCGTTGGGGAATGGCAGGTAAGAAAGGACAGATACTATGCGCTCGTGAGTTTATGAACTCCCTAGACGATTCATCACTAGAAGAAATCAAGACATCCATAAGGTCAATAGACTGGCTTAACGATTATTACGATGTGGGCGAGAAGTACATCAGGTCTAAAGACGGCAACATACATTACACCTTTGTAGGACTAAGACGTTCACTAGATGCTATTAAGTCTAAGGCACGTATCATGTTGGCTTGGGTGGATGAGGCAGAACCAATGAGCGACATGGCATGGCAGAAACTAATACCAACAGTTCGAGAAGAAGGCTCAGAGATATGGGCAACGTGGAATCCCGAATCAAAGTACAGCGCAACACATGAACGATTTAGAATATCACCACCTAAAAACTCTAAGATAGTTGAACTCAATTACACTGACAATCCTTGGTTTCCAGATGTACTAGAGGCAGAACGCCTAGAAGACAAAGCCAAACGTATCGATATGTACGAACACATTTGGGAAGGTGGCTTCTTAGTATTCAGTGAAGGCGCTTACTATTCAACAGAGATGCGCTTGGCTAAGGAAGAAGATAGAGTAGGTGAGGTTAGATACGATAGAGATAAGGGTGTAGTAACTGCTTGGGATTTAGGAATAGGCGACTCAACATCTATTTGGTTTGCTCAGTACATCGGCACAGAGATACACATCATTGACTATTACGAAGCATCAGGTGTTGGATTAGACCACTATGCTATCGTATTACAAGAGAAAGGTTACGTGTATGAACAACACATATTACCGCATGATGTAAGGGTTAGAGAACTAGGCACAGGCAAGTCAAGACTAGAGACATTAGATGGTTTAGGCATTAGAAATGTAGAGATAGCACCTGACCTAAGAGTAGATGACGGCATTCAATCAGCACGTTCAATGATTCATAAATGTTGGTTTGATGCAAATAAATGTGAAAAAGGTATCGATTGTTTGATAAACTACACACGAGATTGGGATGAAAACGGTAAGACTTGGCGCTCAAGACCTCGACATGATTGGGCATCGCATGGCGCAGATGCTTTTAGATATTTGGCGATAGGTTACAGACCAATGAACGAATCTTGGGGTAAGCCTATAAAACGTAACATTAAGGGAGTTGTTTAATGGGTTTATTTGATGAGTTGTTAAGTCAGCCAGGTGTTACAGCAACAGGCGGTGGCACAGGGTACGACCCAAGAGATGACGAGATGGAAGTGCGCTTCACAGCAGAAGGCACTCCTTACAATGCTAGACCTGGTACTCCGTTACATGAAGGACACACTAGAGCAAACCAACCTATGTTCGACCTTCCAACGGTCGAAGTACCTAAAGAACCATCATTACTGAATTACGGATATGACCAAACTGTACAGCCACCTCAACAAGTTGACGTAAATCCTACGCAAGAATACATTGACCCTATGTCGTTATACAACAGACAAGGCAGAGCAGATTACATCCCACAGAACATTGTAGATACAAACACAGTATTCGGCAGTCCAAGTCTAGGCTCATTACCAAACCCTACTCAAGACGCTAGTGCTATGGAAGCACTTAACAAAGCATCAGCAGAACGTGATAAACAAGCGCAGATTGAAGCACAACTACAGGTATTACTAAAGGCTCAAGGACTAGATAATCGTGCTGAGTGGGATATGCGTAGAGCAGACGACCAATTTGCTAACCTAGACAAGCAGTACGATATTAACAACCAAGTAGCCACAGATGACTTCGGCAACCCACTATTAAACGCTAATGAGCATGGTCAAACAAGTTACGACATAAACGCAATCAAACAAGAGTCTCTTGACAATCTAATGATGCAGGATAGAAAGCCTGTAGCCAATGTAGCCACCCCACCTGTAGTAGCACCAACAGACAACAAACCTGATTATCCAAGCAACATGACACCTTATGCAATAAACCTACTAGAGGAACAACGCAAAAGAAACGAGATGTTTCAGGGTATAGGTGATACAGCAACAGGTATTTATGAAGGCGCTAAGACATTAGGCTCAGATATTTATGATGACGTTACAGGTTTTGACTATAAAGGATTAGGTTCAGATATTTATAAGGAAGGTGCTGACGCTGTACAAGGCGCAAAGGATTTATACACAGACTTTAATAAGCCTGATACTCGTACTCACAGACAAAGGATGATTGATAATCAGACTAATGTTGTTGAGCCTGTTAAAGAGTTTATAACTGATACTATTCCTGAATTTGCAGGTGATGCTTATGAAGGCATCTTAGGTCCTCTTGTAGGTAATTGGTATGACAACCTGTCTAAAGATGCAGAAGGTCCTACACAAGAGTACGATTCAGCAACAGGCGTTCAGAAACCTATGGTGTTTAACTTTAAGAAGTCTCTAGCAACAGAAGTTAAAGGACTTGTGGATGCTGCAACAAGTCCTGTAGAGACAGCAGATGCTATCGCTAGTGTAATTTCAGGCGCAGTTCAACACACGCTACCTGATGATATGGCTTGGAATGAAGACTCTAAGAAGATGGCAGGGGCTATTGGACAAATGTACGCTGAAAGATATGGCTCTATAGATGGGTTTAAGAAAGCATTAGCAGAAGACCCTGTTCCTGTATTAATTGAATTAACAGGCGCAGGATTAGTTAGTAAGGTGGTTGCAGCGAGAACCCTTGCTTCTATGAAGAAAATTGATATGGGTGAGGCTTTAGAGAAGTTCACAGACAAGGCTGTAGAGACAGCAACAATGGGAATGGAAAAGAGAGGGTTTCGTAAGGAACTGATGGTTTATCATGGTTCGCCTCATAAGTTTGAAAAGTTCGACCACAAGTATATGAGTTCAGGTGAAGGTGGTCAAATGATGGGTTATGGTACTTATCTTGCAGAGCATCCTAGTGTTGCTAAAACTTATGCGCCTCGCGACATGGTCATGGAAGACAAGTTATTGAAATTGTATGAAGACGCTATGGACTTTAGAAGACCTGGTGGCGAAGACGTTTTTGCCTATGAGGTTTATGAAAGAGCATTAGACCATTGGACTCCAAAGGAAATATCAGAATACATCAAAGACACATATAAGGGCGATGATTTAGTTAAAGCAGAAAAAGCACTTGGCAATTTCAAAAAAATGTATGAGGAGTCTGACAGTTATTTATACGATATAGATTTGCCCGATAAAACCATTGCTAAGATGCTAGACTCTGATAAAACAATTATGGAGCAATCTGATTACGTTATATCTGCGTTAGACGATATTTACCCTAACCTGTCTAAAGAAATTAACAACGCAAAACGAATTAAGCAGAAGTTAGACAAGACTACAAACAAAGCAGAAAGAGATAGTTTGTTTCAAGAGTATGCTGATATTAAAAATCGTTTAGGTTTCAACTTGGATGACAATGCTCATTCTCTCTATAGAGATTTAGAGAATACACTAGGCTCTGACAAGAAGGCTTCAAAACTTCTTGAAGATAAAGGAATACCAGGTGTGAAGTTTTGGGATGGAGATTCAAGAGGTTCAGGTGAAGGAACAAGGAACTTTGTCATATTTAACGAGAATAGCGCTAAGGTTCTAAAGCGTAATGAGGTGGATATACCTAATATTGACGATGGTGTATTAGGTCAGATAGGTAAGACAAAAAACCCTACAACCGATTTAAGAAACTCTCTCAGAGAGGGTGGATATAAAATAGACATGGACGAAGGCATCTCGGGCGAAATTAAGTTAAGTCGTATCGAAGTTCCACCTAATGTTCGGGGCAAAGGACTTGGTACAGATGCGATGAATCAGATTGTTAAAATGGCTGATGAAAGTGGCAAGACTATAACTTTAACACCTGATACATCATTTGGCGCAACCTCAGTTTCGAGATTAAAGAAATTCTATAAGAAGTTTGGATTTGTAGAGAACAAGGGTAAGAACAAAGACTTTTTATACAAAGATTCAATGCTACGACTACCTAACAGTCCAAAAGTGGGCAAACCTAACAAAGTAACAGATGGTCTATTAGGTCAGACACCTGTCAAGGGTGTACACCTAACCATGGAAGAGTTTGATGACTTCAAGATGGGTGCTACAAGAGACTCAGAGCCAGGCATCCACTTTGGTACTAATTCGGCATCAGGCGAGAAACTGATTGAAAACAAGAAGTTTCAGATTGAGAATAATTATATAGGCAAGCCTAGAAACCCTGTTAATTCTCCACAAGGTATTAAGAAGATACAGGCTGACTTAAACATTAGTAAGCCACTTAGAGTATTTGAAGAACAAAGAATGATGGGCGGAAGATGGGATGCTCACCAAATTGGTAGAAGTTTGTTTGAAGTAGATGAGTTGCCAAGAAGGTTTACTGAAGCAGACAGAGAAGCGTGGTACGAAGGGTATTTATCTTCCAAGGTTACTATTGATGGACGAGAAGTAGATGTACCACTTGAAGTCAACAAAGATGGCTCTACTCCAGATTGGAATTATTCAGAGTTAGATGCCAAGCAAGAATCAGAGTGGATTAATAATTTTCTTAATGAACGTGGGTACGACCATATTATCTATGACAACGCTTATGAAGGTGGTGGTGATTCACTTGGTGTATATGATTTATCTAAGATTAAGCAAACAGGCGCAGAGCGCTATGCAACATTAGCAATACCTACAGGTGGTTTACTAGCAACAGATGACGAAGCCCAAGCAGAAGAAGAACTTACAGACGGATTAATAAACAACGTCAAGTCTTGGAAGCCTAACAACAATCTTGTAACCTTCGTTAAGACTATGGAGAACGACCCACTAAGGGTAGGCAACACCAAGGTCAAAGAATATGATGATGTAGGACACAAAGCAAAGGGTTACGGCACTAAGTCAGGACTACTTGCACAAGATACAGAGGCAGAAGCAACCAACGCGCTTAATAAGAAGTTAGTTGATGCTAACAAGGCAGTTGACAGACTTGTTAAAATAGACTTAAATGAAGACCAAAGGAATGCGTTAGTATCATTAGTCTATAACGTAGGTGCAACAGGTTTTGGTAAATCTAATGCCCTAAAGGCGTTAAATAATGGTAATATAAAGACATTCTTAAAAGAAGCGTTCGACCCTAAAGTGGGCTTTGTCAAGACAAAAGGTAAGATTGTTAAAGGCTTAGTCAATAGAAGAGCGAGAGAAAAGCAGATTTTCACTAAGGGTAACTATGGCAATTAATACATACGCAACGTTAAAGACAGCAATAGCAGACTTTCTTAACAGAGACGACCTAACATCGGCTATCGAGAACTTCATTGCATTAGCAGAAGCACAGATTAACAGAGACATTCGTCATTGGAAGATGGAGAAACGCTCTAGTGGTCAACAAAGTGCTAACGATGAATACGCACAGATACCTGCTGATTGGATGGAGACTATTAGATTCCACGTCACAGACAACGGAACATCACCTCTTGATTTAATCTCAAGGGCTGCTATGGCAGACAAGAGGGCATCTAATGAAGATTCTACAGGCACACCAACACATTACACACACGCAGACAGTCAGTTTCAGTTCTACCCAACACCGTCTGCTACAGTGAACACAGAATTGCTTTACTACGCTAAGACAACGGCTCTTAGTTCAAGTAACGCTGATAATTGGCTTTTACTAGAAGCACCTGATGTGTACCTTTATGGCGCACTGCTACATTCAGCACCGTATCTAGGGGAAGATGAGAGAATCGCAGTATGGGCGCAGATGTATTCTGCTTCAGTATCACGATTAAACGAAGTATCTGAGAACGCTAGATTTAGTGGCTCAGGTTTAAAACTTAAAATAAGAGGATTAGGATAATGTCATTCACAAACTTTTTAGAAACAGAAATATTAGACCACGTATTTGCAGGTGCGGCTTACACTGCTCCTACAACAATTTATTTGGCTTTATACACAGCAACTCCAGGTGAGACAGGTGGTGGTACAGAATTATCAGGTAGTGCTTATGCTCGTCAATCAGTAGCATTTACTACATCAGGTGATACTACATCTAACTCATCAGCAGTTGAATTTCCTACAGCAACAGGCTCATGGGGTTCAGTAACTCACGTTGGTGTATTTGATGCTTTAACAACAGGAAACTTAATGGCTTATGCAACACTAACGTCAGCAAAAACTATTGATTCAGGCGATGTGTTCCGTATTCCTACAGGCGACCTAGATATAACACTGAACTAAAATGTTATATAACCAGTGGAAATACAATAGGGCGAAGTATTCCACAGCCGACTTAGAAGACGGCACATTAGTTGTATTAGCCACAGGAACAACAACCTGTATTGGCGGTAGAATAAGAGAGTCTGGCGCTATAAGTATGGGCGACACTGTTGTAACTACAGTGGGAAGCCGTCAGGCTAACGCGTCATTAGTTGTAACATCTACATCTAGCACAACATCATCTTCTACAAGAGTTAGAGAGTCTAGTGCTACTGTAAATGCAAGTGCGTCAAACACAACCAGTGCTGAGAAGATTAACTTAGGCAGTTCTACAACCACTGCTTCAAGTACAACATCATCAATAGCAGAGGTAGTATATTTAGGTGGTGGACAGATTTCACCAACATCGACTGTTACAGCGTCTTGTATAAGGATTATGTTCTCAAGCGTAGTCATTAACGGCTCATCAGGAACACTGACAGTAGCAAGAGAGAAGTGGGAAGATATTTCAGAAACCTCATCGACTTGGACGTTAATTCCTGAAGGGTCGGAAACTTGGACAACTATAGCAGCATGAGTTTAATACCATTACAATTACCGCCAGGTGTTCACAATAACGGAACAGACTTTGAATCATCTAATAGATGGCGTGACGCTAATTTAGTTCGTTGGCATGATGGTTCAATGCGCCCTGTGGGCGGTTGGACAACACGTAAGGCATCAGCATTCGCATCAGCACCAAGAGCAATGATTTCTTGGGTTGATAATACTTCAGGAACTAACTTAGTAGCAGGAACATACAACAAATTATATTACGTCAATCAGTCAAGCACTGTATATGACATTACTCCAACAGGACTAACTTCAGGTAATTTAGACGCTGTAGTTAATACTTCATTTGGCGGTAGTTATTGGGGAACAGGTAACTACGGAACAGCAAGAACATCTACAGGTGTGTATCAAGAAGCAACAACATGGTCATTAGACACATGGGGTCAGAACCTACTTGGTTGTTCATCAGGTGACGGAAATATTTATGAGTGGACATTAAGCACTTCTACATTGCCAACAGCACTAACTAACGCACCTGTCAATAATAAAGGTGTAGTAGTTACAGAAGAAAGATTTGTATTCGCATTAGCATCAGGTGGAAACCCTCGTAAGGTTCAGTGGTCAGACAGAGAAGACAATACTGTTTGGACTCCTGCGGCTACTAATGAATCAGGTGATATGGAGTTACAGACATCAGGACAGATTATGTGTGGTGTTCGTATGCGTGGTAGAACTATTATATTGACAGATAATGATGCTCATATAGCAACCTACCAAGGTCCACCGTTCGTATATGGCTTTGAACGTGTAGGTACAGCGTGTGGTGTTTCATCAAGAAAGGCTGCGGTTGCAGTAGATGAAGGCGCTTTTTGGATGGGTCATAAGTCATTCTTCACATTTGATGGTTCAGTAGCAACAGAGATTAAGTGTGATGTTGTGGATTATGTATTCGATGACATCAACCGAAATCAGATTAGTAAGGTGACTGCTGTACATAACTCACAGTTTGGTGAGATTTGGTGGTTTTATCCATCAGGCTCATCTACTGAGAACGACAGATATGTTGTATTAGATTACAAAGAAGGACATTGGACTGTAGGCGAATTAGGTAGAACGGCTTGTATTGATAGAGGTGTGTTCGATAATCCTATTTGGTGTGATGCTAGTGGCAACTTGTACGAACAAGAGACAGGTATTAATCACGGCTCATCAGTACCATTTGCTGAATCAGGACCTATTAGCCTTGGAAACGGTGATACTGTTATGAGAGTAACAAACCTTATTCCTGATGAGAAGGTTCAAGGCGAAGTTAAGGTGTCGTTTAAGACTAGAATGTACCCTAATGATACAGAGACTACACATGGACCTTATACATTGACGAATCCTACAGATGTTAGATTCACAGGCAGACAGGTAAGAATTAAGATTGAAGGTAACGGATATCATAATTGGCGTTCAGGCATTATGCGAATTGATGCTAAAGCAGGTGGCACTAGATGAGCGCACCAGTACCGCCACCGCCACTAGGACCTAATTGGAATACGTGGGGTGAGAAGTTAAACTCGTTCCTTGTTAGAACAAGAGACGCTTTAAGATTTAAACAGAACGGTGATTCTGCAGCAGAAAACGGCATCCTTATGTGGGATGAATCAGACAAGAATCCTGTAGTGTCTATTGATGGAGAATGGATTCCACTAGGTTTAGGCGGTGGAACTAATAGTGGCTCTCATGCTTACGTTTATAGTACAACAAGTCAAACTGCAAGTGCTGTGGATACTGCTTATGGCATTACTTGGAATAATATAGGCGTTAATAACAATATCTCTATTAATGGTAGCGACTCAACAAGAATTGATTTTGCTAAAGGCGGAACATTTTATATAAACTTTCACGCTACATTAGCATCTTCAAATGCTTCTACAAAGACAGTGTATTTCTTCCCTAAGATAAACGGTACAACTCAAGACCATTCAACTATTATTACTACACTTCACGAGAATGGTCAGAAGAAAATTGCATCAAGAAACGGATTATTTACAGTAAGCGCAGGTGATTATTTACAAGCAATGTGGGCGACTGATGATGTGGCAGCATGGTTAGAGAATAATACCGCAACATCATTTGCACCATCTACACCGAGCGTTACTCTATCAATAGTTGAGGTAACAACGTGAATATTAAAGAAGAGTTAATACGTTGTAGAGAGTGGATTCAGTCTGCTTTAGACAAAGGTGGTGACACACATTCCTTTATTGACGTTGTAGATGGTGTTGTTGGTGGGAAAATGCAATTATGGTCAGGTAAAAAAGGATGTGCTGTAACAGAGATAGTAGTGTATCCTAACAAGAAAGTCCTACATGTCTTTTTGGCAGGTGGGAAACTAGAACAGATTACCGATATGCACAAAGATGCGGTACAATGGGCTAAAGCCCAAGGGTGTGACGGAATGACCCTATCAGGAAGAAAGGGTTGGTTAAAAATATTAAATAAAGACGGTTGGAAAGAACAACAAATCGTTATGGCAAAGGAGTTTTGATATGAGCGGTGGAAAAGGCGGTAGCCAAACACAAGTAACAGAAATACCTAAGTGGATTGAAGAACCTTCAGTCAGAAACTTAGCAAGAGCAGAAACAGCACAAAAAGTTGGATATATGCCTTGGTATGGTCCTGATGTGGCATCATTTAGTCCTGCCACTCAAGAGGCTTGGAGACAGAATATTGGAGCATCAGAGGCTTTTGGATTATCAGCCCCAGGCTCATTAACCCCTATGGGGGGATTACCAGCACCTACTACTTATTCAAGCGGTGTTACAGGTTACAGTGGTCAGCCTTTATATGACCAAGCACTAGCAGAATTAAAAACTAACAAACCTGCGGATGTTGCACAATATAACAAATTATTTGTTTAGGAGAATAATATGGCAGGTGGACCTCAAACAGGCGGAATAGCACAAAACCCAAACATTAATCAGATGGCTGCTCAAGGAATTAAAGGAGCAGGAATTAACTCAGCAGTAGGAATGGGTTATCAGCCAGGTCAGTTAGCAACAACTAGCATGACTCCTTACATGAATCCTTATACTACTGAAGTTATTAAGGCTAATGAGGCTGACATATTACGAGGCGCTGACAAAGGATTAGATATGTTAGGCGCACAGGCACAGGCTGCTAAAGCATTTGGTGGTTCTCGTCATGGTGTTGCTATGGGTGAGATGGGTAGAGATGTGGCTACACAACTTGCACAATCATCAGCAGGTCTGAGACAACAAGGATTCCAACAAGCGCAACAAGCAGCGCAACAAGATATTCAGAGTGGGCTACAAGGCGCACAACAAAGATTAGGTGCAGCAAGTCAGTTAGCAAACATATCTAACCTAGGTTTCGGCATGGGTCAGACTGTTACGCAGAACTTAGCACAACAAGGCTCACAGCAAGAAGCAATGCAACAAGCGCTTATTGATTCTGCTAAACAAAGATTCCAAGGTTATACAAATCAACCTTCTACATCTATTGGTTATGTTACTCAGGCTCTTGGTGCTACACCAGTTCCACAGACACAAACAACAGCAAAACAACCAGGTCTATTCGATTACTTAACATTAGCAATGTCATAGGAGATAGTTATGGGATTCTTGATGGACACAATAAGTAATTGGAACAAGAAGAATGACGAAGAAGATAAACTAAAGGGTCTTTTAGAGAAAAACGATTTTGATAGTAATGAAGACGCAGTAAGTACCGCTAGACAATACGAAGGTTTAAAGGCTCAAACACAAGATGGTTTTCTTTCACACGCAGGTGATGATTGGTTGGGTCGTATGGGTCAACGTACAGGAATGGGTAATTTAGGAATTGGAACAGAGCAAAGTTTTATGCCTGAATATCAAATGAACGGTCAGACTTTACCTGCTATCAATAGTGGAATACAACAGGGTAATATTGATTCATTAAGAGGTGGGTATGACCCACAAGCGCCTTATTATTCTTATGAAACACAAGGAACTCCTGGTGGAATACTTGACTTGTTTGATTCTAAAGATATTAGTGGAGCGTTAAATTACACAAAAGACACAGGCGCTAGAAGCAGACAAGAAGAGATTTTCAAGATGTTTATGAGCATGATGGGTTAATTAGGAGAAAATTATGAGTCCTTTGTTAGAAATGATTTTAAGTGGTCTTGCGACTAAAGCGTTTAATAAGACTGAAACAGGGCAACAATTAGATGAAGGTGTTAATTCATTATTAGACTATCTAAAGAACAATATATTAGGTGGTGATTCAGAACCACAAGAAGGATTACTGTCAACAAACCAGTCTTTTATCCCTCAAGAACAACAAGATTTAGGTGGCTTCACAAGAACAGCAGATGGAACTACAAACGTTATTCCTGCTATGCCTATGGTAACTGAGCGCAAGGTAGTAGATTATAACGCTCCTACAACACAGAGTCCTGTTATGAATCTTTCTAATCAAGACTCTATGACACCTGAACAAGTAAACAAATATTCTAATATGTCTGACACTGTAGGAAACTACGATACGACTCTTGAAGATATTATGAATAAAAACCTAAACAGCACAAGTCCTGCTGCTGACGCATTCAGTAGAGGTTCACAAGAAATGAATCTTGCTAAAGAAGAGCCTAGTTTTATTGATACTGCTATGGATAAAGTTTCTGATGCAAGTTCAGATATGTGGGGTTCTACGTTTGGTGATGAGTCTTGGAGATTGAGAAAGGCTCTTGCGCTTAACTCAATGAGACTTAACCCTGACCAAGGGTTGGCTAAGTCAATGGAGACTAGGTTAGAGGGTCTTCGTAAGAATAAACAAGCAAACAAGACAGCGCAAGCGCTTAGAGCGATGGGTCGTGAAGATTTAGCCAAGATGGTTGAGTCAGGACAGATTGATGCTAAGACAGCAATTACTATTGCTTATAAGAAAGGTTCAGCATTCGAAGAGAAGTTAGAATTTATTGAAGGTAAGACACCTGAAGAGTTGGCACGCTACAAAGACCTTGGTATTCTAGGCGGTGGAACTACTATCAACATGGGTAATGACAAGTATTACGATGCTATTGGAAAAGATATTGCTACTATGCAATCTACTCACAGAGAGCGTGGCGAGTTGGCTACAAGTTCTTTAAATGCTCTAAACGAGTTAAATACAGCAATAGTTAATTTTGGCGAGACAGGTCCTGATGAGTACACTAAGCAGAAATTAAGAGTTATGGCATCTAAGTATGGCATGGGAAGTCTTATTGATGAGAGTAAGATGTCTAATGGACAGTACGTTGAGGCTATTAAAAACCGAATGGTTGCTGAAGAGTTGAGACGAAACAAAGGTCCACAAACAGATTTTGATGCTAAGTTTGCAGGAACATATATTCCTGGACTAGGAACTTCAACAGAAGCTAATAAAGCGCTGATGAACTACTCTAAGTCAATTTCATTGCAACAAAAAATCTTCTCTAATATGTCTGCTAGTATTAGACTTAGTGATTTTGACAACGCCCAAAATACTATACGAGAAATCGACCAACTATCCTTAATGTCTCCTGGTGCTATGGAAAGAAATGACGGAACTTGGATTACATTCAATGAGTTCTTTAACTCTGACCTAGAGCAAATTAAGAGTATGTCTGCTCAAGAGAGATTACAAGAGTGGTCTAATAGATATAAGCAAAGAATGGGGTTTAAATAATGGCTGATGAAATTGATGATTTGTTATGGGGTGGAAACACAACGACACAACCTGTAGTAACGTCTCAAGGCGGTGTTGTGGGTACAACACAGACAATAGATGATGTATTTAAGGGTAGCAATGTGCAAGCAACAGAAAAACAGTTTGAGGAAAGCCTTGAGCCAATTCTGAGAGGACTTCCCGATAATGGTAGAATACTGAGAGATAATAAAACAGGCACTCTTGTTTTTCGTTCAAATAGTTACTCAACTAGCAACCAAGATGAAATAAAGAGAATTATTGATGAAGGCAAACAGGGAGAGGTTGTTGACCTTGGCGCTGAAGCAGAATCTAAGTTCACAAAGGACATCTTAGGGCAAATACCTGAATCGGGTTTATTATCTCAACAGTTTATGAGAGGTGGACTTGGTGGTGGCTCTTGGATGGATGAGGTTATGACAAGCGACCCTGCCGAACAGTGGAAGTATGAAAAGGCAAGAACAGCATACGAGCAAGAATATCCTGAAAGAGCATACCCTGCTCAAATTGCAGGTTTAGGTGCAAGTACCTACCTAACAGGTGGATTGGCACAAGGCATTGGCAAGATTGATAAAGTGGGAAAAGCGGTTAATGTTGTTAAAAATTGGTACAGTAAACTAGCACCTCTTGCACAGAAAACAGCACAAGTTAGTGGAGTATCTGCCTTATCAGGCGCTGAGGGATTGTTATATGGCGCAGGTGACGGTAACACACTTGATGAGCGCACAGTTAATGCACTTCAAACAGGCGCATTAAACACTGCTATTACAGCTCCTATTGCAGTAGCGTTTCCTATTGTTGCAAGCATGATTGATAGATTTAAAATTGATAAGGCTAAGATTGGCGCTATTGCGACAGAGTTTGGTATATCAGTAGAAGCATCTCGTTTCATTAAAGATGCGTTTGATAGTGGTGCTACTCTAGCGGAAATGATGGAGAAAGTGTCTCGCTCAGGTAATGAGCGCATGATTGCTGATGCTAATACAGCGTTCACTAAATTGTTAGACGCTGCTGCTACAGTCTCACCACAAGCAGGTGGTGATATTCAGAAGATTGTTGGAGACCGTGTAACAGGGTCATCAACTAAGTTGGCAAGTGATTTAGACACAAGTTTAGGTGTTCAGCCACAAGGCGAGAAGACTATCTATGATGTGATTAGTGAAGAGACTAAAGTAGGACGTAGTGACGCATATACAAAAGCGTTCTCACAGCCTGTTGATTACACATCTCCACAAGGTCAACAGATAATAAGAACTCTACAAGTTTTGCCACAAAAAACGGTTGATGGCATCAATACATTGTTAGCGATTCGTGGAAAGTCACAACGATTAAAGTATAAGGGTGTTGACAAAAACGGAAACATCCAATACACAGAACTACCTGACGTAGAGACTCTTGATTTAATAAAGAGAGAGTTAGACAACATTGCTGAAGGAGCAAGAGACCCACTTACACAGAACATTAGTGGCATTAGCAACATGGTTGCAGATGAGGCAAGAAAAGCAATTAGAGACAACCTAAAGGCTATTAATCCTGCATACGCAGATGCCTTGTCACAAGGTCAAGGAAAGATTCTAACGCAACAGGCTGTGAGGCTTGGTACAAAACTAATGAAAGATGGCACGCCATTAGATGAAGTTAAGATTTTCATGCGTAATGCTAGTAAGGAAGAGGTTAAAGGTGTAAGACAAGGTTTGCGTGAGCAGATTGAGAGCATTATGTCTAATGCTAAGACCGCATCCACTACAGGGCGACCTGAAGATGTATCTGAGGCTATGAAGTTAATTACCACTATGTCGTCAAGAAGTGTACGCCTAAAAGTAGAGCAAATCTTAGGTAAGAAGACATCAGACGCTATGTTCAAGAGATTAGATGAGACTCGTTCTGCTATCGAATTACAAGCAGGTACACGTACAGGCTCGGCAACAGCGTCAAGACAAGAAATAATGGGAACTGCTGAAAGAATGATTGAGCGTGGTCCTATCGGAACTTTGTTTGAAGGTCAACCTATTAAAGCGGTACAAAAACTAAGAGACTTCTTCACAGGAACAGGTGATGACTACTTACAATCACGTAAAGAAGAGATATTTAAAGAGGTGGCAGACTTACTCACTAAAACAGGAAAGGGTGGAAAAGATGTTGATATGGCACTTAGATACTTAGACGCTGTTAAGAGTGGTCAAAAACTAAGCAATCCACAAGCATCATATTTAACATTGTTAATCAAAAATGGTTTACAATCTACCTCAGCACCGATTGCTACAGGTGTGGGCGCACAGCGTTTCTTAACAGAAGAAAAATAGGAATAAACATGGCAGAACTAAAGCAAATGAGTGAAGATGACATCCAAGGCATTGTTAGTGATGCTGTAACTGATGCTATTGACTTTATGGAAAGTGAAATAACAGAAGGTCGAATTAAGGCACAACGTTATTTTGACGGTGAAGTGGATATTGGCGAAGAAGATGGTCGTTCTAAGATTGTTGCAACCAAAGTAAGAGACACTATTAGAGCAATCAAACCAAGCCTAATGAGAGTGTTCTTATCGTCTGAGAACCCTGTTGAGTATGTTCCTACAGGTCAAGAAGACGTGTCTAACGCAGATTCAGCAACTAAGTTTGCTCATTATAGATTCAACGAACTAAACGGATTTACCCTTCTTAACGATGCTATTCATGATGCTTTAGTTAAGAAAACAGGCGTATTAAAAGCATATTGGGAAGACTACTCAGAGGCTAAGATTCACACTTACTCAAACCTTACTGAAGAAGAAATGTCAGTTATTGTTAATGATGATGATGTAACAGTTATCGAGCAATCAACTGAACTTGAAATGTCTATGGACGAGTTTGGTATGGAAGTAGAATTGCCTAAATACACACTAAAAATTAGTCATCAGAAAGATTCAGGTAAGTTATGTATTGAAAGCGTACCACCTGAAGAGTTCCTTGTAGATAGAAACGCTATAAGTATTGAAGATGCTTATATTGTCGCCCACAGAACAGAGATGAGAGTGGGTGAATTAGTTTCAATGGGATATGACTTCGAGGTTGTATCAGAATTGTCAGGCATAGCATCAGACGACACCTTCACTGACGCAGAGATATACGAGAGAAACAGTTATCAAGACAGTGACGAAGAAGAAATTAAAGACCCTTCTATGAAACAAGTAGCAGTAACAGAAGCGTACATGAAGATGGACGTATATGGCACAGGTCAAGCCACCATGCACAGATTTATACTTGCAGGTGGTGAGAGTAAACTTTTAGACTTTGAGCCTTGGGGTGATGTTCCATTTGCTGTCTTTGAGATAGACCCTGAGCCTCATACGTTCTTCGGACGCTCTATTGCTGATTTGATTATGAACGACCAAGACTCATCTACTGCTATGTTACGTGGCATGATGGATAACGTAGCATTAACTAATATGCCACGAGTAGGTGCTGTAGAAGGTCAAGTAAACATAGATGACTTAATGAACAATGAAATTGGTGGCATTGTAAGAATGAAATCACCAACAGCATTAGTTGATATTGCTACTCCTTTTGTAGCAGGACAGGTATTAGGCGCTATGCAATACCTTGATGATGAGATTCAAGTTAAAACAGGTGTTACTAAAGCAAGTATGGGATTAGACCCTGATGCCTTACAGAACACCACTGCAACAGCAGCACAATTAACTGCTCAAGCAGGAGCAGGTCAGGTTGAGGTTATGGCTCGAAATCTTGCCGAGGGTGGCATGAAACGACTGTTTAAGTTAATCCTTAAACTTATGGTAGAAAACTCTTGTGAAGAGACTATGATGCGTCTAAACGGTAATTATGTACCGATTGACCCTCGTTCATGGAACACATCTATGGATGTGACTGTAAACGTAGGTTTAGGAACAGGTCAAGAAGAGCAAAAACAAGCAGCGCTTAATCAAGCATTCCAAACACAAATGCAGATTTGGTCAACATACGGACCTACCAACGGTCTTGTAACTATGACAGGAATGCGTAACACATTGTCAGATATGTTGGTATTATCAGGAGTTAGAAACGTTGATAGATACTTCAACCCTATGACACCTGAACAAGAGCAACAGTTAATTCAACAACAGCAACAGGCTCAAGCACAACAGCAACCTGCCACTTCACCTGAAGCACAGGCAATCGTACAGGCTGAGACTATTAAGGCACAAGCCAAGTCACAGACAGATATGCTTAAATTAGAGATTGAAGCGCAGAAGGCTATAGCAGAAGATGACCGTAAGAGAGATGAATTAGACCAAAAACTTGTAACAGACGCGGCTAAGATTTATGGTGATTATGGCTCTAAATTAGACATTGCTAGAGTTAAGCAGATGCAAGAAGCACCTAGATACCCACAACAACAACCAACTCAAGCAGTAACAGGCGGTAGATTTTAATGAACTTAGGTGAAAAATCTGCTAAGATAAAGACATTGATGAATGATGACACCTTTAAGGATATTATTTCAGAAATCGTGGAGAGGCAAGTTGCTATCTTCATGGACGCTTATTCGGAAACGAACGAGCGCGACAGGGCGCATGACATTGTTTGTGCGATAAATGAGATTACTAATTATATGGAAAGTGTAGTAGCAGACGATAAGATTAGTAAACGTAAACGTAAAAAATAGGAGAACAGCACCGTGGAAACGACTGAAACCCAAATTGATGGTAGTATTGAATCTGCCATTGAGAGCATAATTGCTCCGATAGAAGAAGAAAAAGTAGAAGCAACTGAAGAAGAAACTCAGACAACAGAGGATGCTACAGATGTAGAGGAAACTGCTGAGGCTGAAGAAGTGGAAACTGATTCTGAAGAAGACTATGACACCGAAGCAGAATATGATTCTGAAGAAGTATCAGAGTTGGACGAAGATAACGACCAAGTAGAGGATGCCGTTCAAAATGCGCCTTCTAACATTAAAGTCAAGATTGACGGTAATGAAGTAGAAGTAACGCTTGATGAACTAAAGCAAGGCTATAGCGGACAGAAATACGTCCAAAAGGGGATGCAAGAGGCAGCAACGCAACGTAAAGAAGCAGAGCAAGTCTATGAATCTCTATTAAACGAACGAAAGCAGATGGCACAACTTTTCCAAGAACTTCAACAGGGAAACATTGCATCACCACCTACTCCACCGTCTCGCGAGTTATTTGAAAGTGACCCAATAGGGTACATGGAACAAAAACTTAACTATGATGAGAGTAAAGTGACTTATGATAATCAAATGGCACAACTTCAGCAAGTGAGTAATAAAAACTCAAATGCAGAAAAAGTTGCTAAACAGACTTATCTAAAGCAAGAAATGCAAGTTTTACAACAGAAGATTCCTGAATTTGCTGACTCTAATAAAGCAGGTAAAATCAAGGAAAGACTGGTACAAGTAGGACGTGAGCATTATGGTTATTCAGCCGATGAAATCGGACAAGTGATGGACCATAGAGCAATACAGGTTTTACATGATGCTATGAAATACCGTGACATTATGAGTGGTAAGGCTAAGGCAGTCGCTAAGACTAAGAAAGCAAGACCTATCGTAAAGGCAGGGGCGAAGAGAGTTGATGATTCAAAAACTAAAGTTCGTAAACGCCAAAAGGCACAACTCAGAAAGTCAGGTGGCATTGAAGATGCTATCGGCTTAATTTTACAAACCTAATAATAGGAGAACGACAATGGCACAACCATCAAACACATTTGATAGTTATGACGCAAAAGGTATTCGTGAAGACTTGGAAAACGTAATCTACGACATTTCCCCTGAAGAAACACCTTTTTATTCATCATTAAAAAAAGTAAGCGCATCTAACACTTTCCATGAGTGGCAGACTGACGCATTACGTTCATCAGCATCAAACGCTCACATTGAAGGTGACGACACTACTGCTAACGCAATGACTGCAACTACTCGTATGGGTAACTACACGCAAATCTTTAAGAATGCTGTGATTATTCCTGATACTGATGCAGGTCTTGACAAAGCAGGTAGAGCAACTGAAATGGCTTACCAAACTTTGAAGATTGCTAAAGAGCAGAAGCTAGACATCGAGAAGGCATTGTTTGACAACAACGCACACGTTGCAGGAAGCGCATCAGTGGCTCGTGAGTTAGCAGGTGTACCAACGTTTATCAATAGTAATATTGGTAATATCGGTACTTCAGGTGTAAACCCTGAATCAGTATCTGGTTGGACAGTACCTGGCTCTAAGCCACGTACAGACGGTACTGCAACTGTGTTTGCTCAAGCAGACTTTGATAGCACTATGCAATCTATCTGGGAAGCAGGTGGACGTCCGGACACTGTTTACTTATCAGCGTTCCAGATGAACAAAGCGTTAGGCTTCACTGGTAATAACAACCAACGTTCAACTGTTAAAGCAGAAAGCGAAGGCGTTATTAATCACATGGATGTTTATGTAACTCCGTGGGGTACTGTTGAGTTCACTCCAACTCGTGAGAATCGTGGTCGTGATGTTTTCATCATGCAAAACGATATGTGGGCTTGTGGCGTATTACGTCCAACCAAGAACACTGCTCTTGCGAAGACAGGTGATAATACTAAACGCCAAGTTCTTACTGAACTTACGCTTATCTCTAAGAATGAGAAAGCATCAGGCGCAGTAATCGACTGTACTACTTCTTAATATAAGAAGTTAATAAGAGGGTGGGAAACCGCCCTTTTTACATAAGGAATTTAAAATGAAAATAGGTGAAAAAATACACGTTGACCACAAGAACGATAAAGTAATCGTTCAAAAGATTCACACCGCTAACCCTGCCTTAAAAAGAGCAGAGCAGTTAAGAAGCCATAAATTAGATGGCATGGGTGAGAGTAAATTAGTTGGCACAATCCCTATTTTCCTTATTAAACAATGGTGTGACGAACTTGGAATCAAGTGGGGCGACATTGAAGCACGAAAAGAAGTGGTAAAAAAGAAAATACTCAGTGGTGAATTTGATAAACTACGAGTGTGGAAAGGAACTTATTAATATAGGACAATAAAATGGCAGATACTACTACTACAACTTATAGTTTGACTAAACCTGAAGTAGGAGCGTCAGCAGACACATGGGGTGGTAAGATTAATACCAACCTAGACACTCTTGATGATTTATTCGATGGCACTACAGCCGTTGCACCCAACCTAGTAGGTTTTAAAGTTGGTGGAACATCAGTAACTTCAACCGCAGCAGAACTCAACATATTAGATGGCGTTACTTCTACAGCAACAGAATTGAATATATTAGACGGTGTTACTGCTACTACAGCAGAGTTAAATATCTTAGACGGTGTAACTTCAACAGCAGCAGAGTTAAATGCCTTAGATGGTATAACATCTACAGTAACAGAATTAAATTATACTGATGGAGTTACGTCTGCCATTCAAACTCAGTTAGACGCAAAACAAACAACGCTAACAAGTACATCTAATGGCTACGGTACTAAAACTGTATCAACATCAGCACCTAGTGGTGGCTCTGATGGAGACATTTGGTATAAGGTAAGCTAATGACACTCCACGTCAAACAATCAGGCACATGGAAACAGGCACAAGAAGTTCACATAAAAGACGCAGGAACATGGAAGCCATGTAATGACGTATTAATTAAAGACGCAGGTGCTTGGAAATCAGTTCTTTATACGTCAGGTTCTCAAGATTGGTATTCAGGTAGCGGTTCTTGGACTGTACCTGCTGGTGTTTATACTGTTACTGTTAATATGGTTGCTGGTGGTGGCGGTGGTGGCGGTGGTTCAGATTACGGTTCTGCTGGTGGTGGCTCAGGTGGTCAATATGTAAGTTATTCTTATTCTACTACTCCAGGCGCTTCATTATCTTATTCGATAGGAGCATTAGGAGCAGGTGGTGGTACAGGTGTTGCAGGTAGTAGTTCTACATTCGGTACATTAACTTGTACTGGTGGTGGCGGTGGTGGAAGAGACCCCTCTTCCCCAGGAGCAGGTGGAACACCAAGCGGTACTACAGGTGAAACTGGTAACAGAGGTACTTGTGGTTCAGCAGGTGATGGTGGTGACGGTGGTGCTTCTGCCTTCGGAACTGGTGGTTTAGGTTGTTGTGGCGGTGGTCCAGGCTCATCAGGTCCAGCAGGGGGAGCAGCATCAGGTTACGGAGCAGGTGGTGGCGGTGGTTGTAATAATGCACAAGGCGCTAATGGCTCTGCTGGTAAAGTAAGCATTAGTTGGTAAGATTAATATAGGATTAAATTATGGCAGATACTACAACTACAACTTATAGTTTGACTAAACCTGAAGTAGACGGCTCAGACGATACGTGGGGAACTAAACTAAATACAAATCTTGATACTATTGATGATTTGCTAGACGGAACTACTGCTATTAAGCCAAACTTAACAGCAGGTCAATTCAAAGTAAGTGGAACGGTAGTTAGCACGACTGCTGCTGAACTTAATGTTGTTGATATGTCTGCTTCAGGCTCAACATCAGGTCAATTACTAACATCAACAGGAACTACAACAGTGCCTACTTGGCAGGACGCTCCTGTGTCTTTACCTAGTCAAACAGGCGAGGACGGTAAGTATCTAACAACAAATGGTACAGAGGCTTCTTGGGCAACAGTATCAAGTAACTCAACAGACCAAGGTCTGTATGAACATGCTCATACTATAAGTACAGCAATTACAATTACAACTAATTACAACGCTATGTCAGCAGGACCTGTAACTATTGATGCTAGTGGCTCAGTTACCGTTCCAACTGGTTCAGTTTGGACAATCCTTTAGGAGAATAGAATATGAGCAAATTAAAAGTAAGTGGTAACGCAAGTGGTACTGGTGTCATTACCCTAGAAGCACCTAATACCAATACCGACAGAGCAATTACTTTGCCTGATTCTGCTGGTGAGTTAATCAATATAGCACCTTCTACAAGTGGTAATGTCTTAACAAGTGATGGTACTAACTGGACAAGTGCTGCGGCTGCGGCAGGTGGTAAGGTGTTGCAGGTAGTTGAAGGAACAGATAGTTCGCAAACAGGCTCGTCATCAACAACTTTAGCAGATACTGGGTTATCAGCAACCATAACACCCTCAAGTACGAGTAGTAAGATTTTGGTTCAAGTAGTACAAAGAATAGTTCTTATTGGTAATATAAATGCAGGGTATGGCTATGGTGGAACTATGAAAACAACTTTGTTAAGAGGGGCAACTACTATTCAATCATCTCCAACAAATGCTGGTGGTGGTTATGATATGTATATGAGGATTGGGAATTTAAGTTCTGGTAATAAAGCGATGGCATCACGAGTGCCTACTATTGTTTTAGATTCACCAAGCACAACATCAGCCACTACTTATAAAACGCAATTTGCTGTAGGTGTTTCGGGTGAATCTGCCTATTCAGATAATCAAGGATTTACTTCGAGAATAATACTAATGGAAATAGGAGCTTAATATGATAGACATAATGACAGCAATACAATCATTACGCCCCAAAGCAGAATGTGTAATTAGAGGTACAGAAATTGAATGGCACTCAACTGACATAACTCAACCAACAGACTCTGAGATTGATGCAGAAATCACACGCTTACAATCAGCCTATGACTCTAATCAATACCAACGTGATAGAGCAACAGACTACCCAGCAATAGCAGACCAACTAGATGACATATTCCATAATGGTATTGATGGATGGAAAGCAACAATACAATTAACTAAAGACAAATATCCTAAAGGGGGTAACTAATGGCAATTACTATAAGTGGAAATGGCATCGTAGAGGCTAACTTAGCAGATAATGCAGTAACTCTTGCTAAGATGGCTAGTGGTACTGACGGTGAGATACTTACTTATGATGCCAGTGGTAATCCTGTTGCTGTATCGGTAGGTACTGATGGTCAAGTATTAACATCAACTGGTGCTGGTAGTCCACCTGCTTTTGAGGCAGCTGCTGCTGGTGGTGCTGATTATGATGACCATTGGAAGTGTTGGGTAAATTCTACCAGTTATACCGCCCCATCTAACGGTGCTTTTAATTTTGGTGGTACAACTTTAGGTACAAATATATCTTATTCAAGCGGAACGATTACTGTAACAAACGCTGGTGTGTATTTCATAACCATTACAGCAGGTACTGAAAATAATAACAGTGGTACTATTTCTTTAAACTTAAAGATTAATGGTAATTTTACAGAAGGTAGGATATATAAGGAGTCACAAAGCACATCAGGTCACGATTCTGGCGTGTCTATGTCTTGGGTAGTAAATCTTAGTGCTAGTGACACTTTGTTTATGTACTCACAATCTGCAATTAATTATTATGGCAGTTCTGATGTACCAGCACAATATGCTGTGACCAAGTGGGAAGGAATTAAAATAGGATAAAATTATGATAACACAAAATCAAGTTGCACTTTTACTACATCCAGATACTTTTTATGACGGTGATGAAAACACGCTTCGTTGGAAAGATGGTCACGAAACAACAGAAGCAGAACAATCTACAATAGATGCAGAAGTAACACGCCTACAAGCAGAATACGACAGCCTAGCCTACGCAAGAAGTCGCAAACAAGAATATGACAAACTCCCCCAGTTCGAGATGCAATTCGATGACCAACGAGATGGCACTTCAACTTGGATAGATTCAATCAACGAGATTAAAGAGAGGTTTCCGAAATGAGTATTAAATACAGTGACAGTGGCTTCCTAGATGGAGCAGATGAAACAAAGAAGTTATCGTTTGATGTCAGTGGGGTAACTACTGGT